GGATATTCTATATCAAGTACTCCTATTGTTGATTCATCATTGACAAGCATTATAAATGATTTTAGAAGAAAACGAACAATGGAAAATTATAGGAACAGGCAATATGTAAAAGGTCAAGATAGATTATCTGTTATCCAGACTCAAAAGACTCCTACTCCAACACCTAATTCCAGTAACAGAGAATTTTTTGTTAAATATAAAATAGGTCTAGAACCTTTGGTTGAGGTTAATACCGGTAGTGGATGGGTAGTACAAGATGTTGGTGTAAGGGGATTGGATGAAGGAGAAAGTAAACAATGGTGGTGGAGTTACGGAAGTTCTCAATTAACGCATGATGAGAATGAATCAGTATTAACAGCTACAGATCAAATAAGAATTACATATTATGGTCTTATACCATTAATCATTGTTACACATGATACAAATGAAATATCGTCTAGGGGTTATTATGATGCTTATGAATACAATAGTAAAATAGAAAATTTAACGGATGCTTTACTTTATGGTAATAATCTTCTTGAGAAATACGCCAATACGGCAGATACATTTACTTATAGAATGTATAGTAAAACATATGAACCAGGTGAGCAAGTATTAGTAAATATGAGTGATTTGAGAACTGTATATGAATACTTTTTAATAAAAAGTTGTACATGGACCCCTAGAAGTGTTAATGCAATAACGTATGATTATGAAATTTTAGATAGTCCTAACACTGGTGGGTGGGAAGATTTTTTTAAGAATATAATTGAAGCGACAAAAATAAGTGTAGATACTGATGAAATAGTAGTATATGTACATGATGTATATGAAACAATATCACAGGCGGGTGAATATACATTTTATGAAATAACTCCACTTACACCTGCAACGGACTTATATCCTGCAGTAGATTTATATCCAAGTACTATAACCGATACTGATACTGTAAATGATTAGGGGGATTAATTTGTATATTATAAAAAGAAGATTACTTAAGAAACATCAGAGAATAATAAAACCCAAATCTATTGAAACATGTAAAATAGATGGTGTATATAATTTTTATTCTATAAAAAACGGGAAGAAGAAACAGATTGATGAAAAACATAATCTTGTTATGACTGATGTACATTATAGAATAGCTAGAGCATTTTTAGGATATTCATTAAGTTTATATTATGAAATTAAATACTGTGCTATAGGCACAGATAATACAGCAGTTACGGCTACTGATTCTGTACTTGGTGCAGAAGTATTCAGGATGCCATATGTAGCTATAGACAACGCATTAACTACTACAGTTAATGCATCATTTTATATAACAACCACAGATTATGTAGGTAGTATTGAAGAAGTTGGTATATTTGGTGGTTCTACCGCTAGTGGAACAGTTGATACAGGGTATTTATTATCACATGTACTATGGTCATATACTAAGTCAGGAAGTGAAGAATTGCTTATAGAATATGTAATAACATTAAGTTAAAAAAAAGGAGGTAATGTAATATGAAAACATTAAGCTCAAATATAGAAGTAACAGAAGATGTAAAGGCAAATGGTAATTTGAAAGAAGATTTTAAATTAAATGCACAGGTTAATTTTATGAAGTCTTTAATGGATGAAGTTAAAAATGGTCTTGATATAACAATAAAAAAACTAGTTTTTAAAAGACAGAATATTGAAGTATCAACAGATGTACAAGTTATTGACCCTGATACACAAAAAAAATCAATCTTAAAAGAGAAAGTTACAAAAGATTGTTATAATTGCATTTGTGTTTTAGATATACATGAATATGTACCAGGATACGTAAAAAAAATAAATACTGAACTTAAACCAAAAGTAGTCGATAGTAAAGATATTATAGTTCAAGAATCAAGGATTCCTGCTAAAAATACAAACTTAAAGATAAAATGAGAAGGAAGTGATTATATTGTCTAATTATGCAAATTGGACACCAGTAACATATGTGAATAATTCTGCACCTCATCTTACTACTATTAATTTAAATAAAAATGAAACAGCATTAACTAGTATAATGGGAGAATTAAACTCATACAACAATACATCATTAAAACAAGCATTGGATTACGGAATTGAAAATAATGTTAAAGAAATACATAATTTTGAGAATATAAGTGATTTTACTACTAATGGCGACATGTCACTTGATCAAGTAAAATCATCAGATGTTATCTGTGGAATCGGTGGTATTGCCATGCAAAGTAATGTAACATCAGCATCTAGTATTGGTGTATACGACAATATTACATCTATTGATTTGACTGCTTATCCTTCTGGCGCTAGTGCAAGTACATCAGATTATATTACATTATGTTTTTATGTTTCAGATAGTACAGTATTTACTACTTTACTTTTACGTTTAGGTGATGATGATTCTAATTGTTACTATAAATATATATCATTATCTACTGGATGGAATTTTTATAGTGCTAAAAAAAGTGATTTTGGAACTGACGGTTCACCTAGTGGATGGGATGATATAACATTCGTAAGAATATATGTATCGACTAAAAACAATAGTCAATTAGATTATATTATATTAAATAAATTATATTTGATAAGAAGAATATCAGATACTACAATACCAAGTTCTTTAATAGTAAATGATGGGGAAGGTAATTATGATACAAATATGTATTTGGAAGGAAATGAATATATAGTAACATATTTTGATAAAAAGATTGGAAAGAAAGGGCTACATAATGCAAGACCATATTCGTATGATAAAGTAGTAATAATGAGTAACGTAAATTGTTTTTCATTTAAATGCGAAATGTATTCTAAGATAGATTATTATGGAGGTACTATAATATGGCATATAGATTATAATAATTGGATTTCAATATCTATTGAAAATGATTTAACTATTTATGAATATATTAACGGTTCAGGTTCTTATGTTGCTGTAGGCTCATTGTCTGGGAATATTGAATCTGGTGATAGGATGGAATTATGGATAGATAAGACAGCAGATAATATTATAAGGGCAAGATTAGAAGTAGATGGTATGAAACCAGTATATGCTGAGGCTGTTAGTTCTTTTTCATCTACTTTGGGCGGGGATTTAGGAATTACACATGATAATGCAAATCAATATTATTTTATTACTGATTATGTTGCTAGTAGTAATCCATCAATTCCATTATCTAATTGGAGTAAATCAACAAATATAATGGTAACCAAATATTATGATGAAGCTTTAATATTAAGTACAACTTTACAAAATGACAATGAATTAATTATTAAATTACCTTCTAATAGTTTGTTCGAAGTTGAATTGGTTTTAATATATAGTTGTTCGAATACTACACCAGGTATGAAAGTCGCCTGGTCTGCTAGTGGGGATTATGAATTATTTAGTGATGGTAGAGTTATTATCGCAACAGATGTAAATTCAACATCATATCAAGATATAGCATTATATATGAATAATTATGCTCTTGCAACATCCGTTGCAATTGGGACTATTGGTTCAGGTGAATTACCGTATTATGAAAAGATTTTAATTAAAACTGGTGATAGTGGGTGTAAACTACAATTACAATGGGCACAAAATAATATTAGCACAACAATTATACAAGTTGATAAGGGTTCGTATATAAAAGCTAGAAAACTATAAAAAGGAGTAAAATCATGAATATAATATCAACAACTACAAAGATAGGTGAAAAAGATAGGATAGATGGCGTATTGACAAAAGAATTTAAATTTAATATAGAAGCTAATTTTGCTAAAATTATATTAGATTTTATCCAAGAAGGAAATGAAATAAGGATAACCAAATATACGTGTGCAGAGAAAGAAGATAATTATATTTGTTCTGCAACAATCATATTGAAGAAAACGACGGATAATAAAAATAGATTATCGCATAAAGGTTGTAGAAAATATAATTTGATCTTTGATAATAATAAAATAAAAATAGAAAAACAAAAGATTAAAAGGAATTATGATGTTATTGGTGATGAAAAAGATAAGGATGTGATTTAATTGTCAAACTTTAGAAATTGGACAGAAAATACATATGTTAATGGTACTATTCCTGCACTAGACGAAACAAATTTAAATAAAAATGAAATAACATTAACAAAAGTAATGGAAGAATTAAATTATTCAAATTCTATAAATGCCAATAACATGTTAGATTATGGTATCGAAAACAATGTTAGAGAAATACATAATTTTGAGAATCATAGTGACTTTGGTACATCTGGTACAATAACAGCATCAACAGTAATATATACCGATGTAATCTGTGGTATAGGAGGAGTTAAGATGCTAGATTCAGATGCATCATCTGGAACACTTGAAATTACAGATACAATCACTAGTGTAGATTGTACAACATATCCTTCTGGTGCTGCAGAAGGTTCAGATGATAATATAGTATTTGTATTTTATATATCAGATAGTACTAAATTCAGTAGTATTCTATTAAGAGTAGGTACAGATGCTTCTAATTGTTATTATAAGTTCTGCAGTTATTCAACTGGTTGGAATTTTTACAATATTGATAAAAGTTCTTTTGGAACTGATGGTTCACCTAGTGGATGGGATGATATAACATTTGTTGCTATATATGCCGCGACAACAGCATCAGCTCAAAATGAATATATCATATGTAATAAATTATATATGGTTAGACAAGTGTCAGGTGTTTCATCACCTTTTATTGTAAACGATGGTTCAGATAATTATGATGAATCACCATGGATAGGTAATGACACAGATACTTTAGTATATTTTGATAAAAAAATAGGTAAAAAAGGTTTTCAATATGCTGATGAATCATATAATGACATGATAGAGATAATGAACGATGTAAATTCATTCTCATTTAAATGCGAAATGTATTCTAAAATAGCTACTTATGGAGGTAGTATTACCTGGTATGTTGATGCCTCTAATTATATTAGGATTGATATTCATGATGATTTGAAGATATACGAATATGTAAGTGGTTCAGGTTCTTATGTTGCCACAGGTTCATTATCTGGTAGTATCGCTACTGGTGATAGAATGATGCTGTGGATAGATAAAACACCTGATAATGTTATAAGAGCAAGATTAGAAGTAGATGGTATGAAACCTGTATATGCTGAATATCCTATTACTATTTCAGCCACTGCCAGTGGTGATGTAGGATTTTCAACAGGTGCAAATAATCAATATTATTTTGTAACAGATTTTACCATCAGTAATAATAACATGATACCATTGATAACTGATGGTAAAAGTGTTCCTATAAATGTTGTTAAATACTATGATGAAACAGTTACATCAAGTACAACTTTACAAAATGATAATGAATTAATTATTAAATTACCTTCTAATAGTTTGTTTGAAGTTGAATTAGTTTTAATATATAGTTCTGGAAGTGCTACTCCTGATTTAAAAGTCGCCTGGTCTGTTAGTGGGGATTATGAAGTATTCAGTGACGGAAGGGTTACAATATCAGCAGCTACAGGTACTACAGTTTATACAGATTGTGCATTACAAATGAATAATTATGCTCTTGCTACATCCGTTTTAATGGGTACGGTAGCGACTGGTGAAATGCCACACTATGAAAAGATTTTAATTAAAACTGGTGATGGTGGATGTACTTTACAAATGCAATGGGCACAGAATACAAGTGATGCTACTGCCATGCAAGTTGATAAAGGATCATATATCAAGGCAATCAAATTGTAAAAATATCTCTTGTATCTATTGATACAAGAGTTTTTTTATGTATGTTACATAAACGCTGATAAATACATTATTTAAATATTATTTTTTAATACTGTATTTATTTTAAAAACATATTGTTTTAATGGTATAATTAGTATAATAGGTATTATAGGGATTTTATTTTAAGAAAGGAAGTGATGCTATATGTCATTATTACCAAAAGATATTTTAATCATAGGTAATGATGGTCATCGGATGGTTTAGAGACTGCAGGAAAAAGAACACCTAAATTTGAAGATGGTTCTGTAATTTGTGAGAATGAATTTAATACTCCAACTAAGACAATTTTCTTACAAGCTTGTAAAGAGTTTGGATTTGTCACATATGATGTTAGTCCTGAGAGAACAGATACAGTGTTAAAAACCAGGACAGATAGGGCGAATGTACAATATGATTTAGGAAAATATAAAAAATATATTTATATATCTTATCATTTTAATTCGATGGGTGGTAAATGGGATGATAATATAGGTGGTATTGAAACATATTATCATGATGGGAGTATAGAAGGTAAAAAATTAGCTACTGCAATACACAAACAATTATTACAAGGTACTAATTTAAAGGATAGGGGAGTAAAAAAAGATACCGTTATTTATAAATCAGGATTCCACGAATTGAGGGAAACTAAAATGACAGCGGTACTCCTAGAGTGTGGCTTCATGAGCAATCATGTTGAAGCCAATTTAATGAGGAATTTATCATATCAACAAGAATGTGCAATTGAAGTATTAAAAGGTATTTGTGATTATTTTGGTATCAATTATAAAGAAGAAAAAAATAATGTAAGTAAATTAGAAGAATATGCTAAAATAATCTCACCTGAGTATTGGCAAGTATGGATGAAGCATTTCAGAGCATCATCAAAATTACCATGGGAAGAATTTTTATTTAATGCATTGAATAAAAAAATACCTTGATTTAATGTAAAAAGTGTTATATAATGTTTATATTACTAATTGGTAATATAAACTTTTTAGTAGGTTATCCCAAAACTATTATCTGGGTGAACTTCTTATTAAAAAAAGGACAGTAACCCAGATAAATTATAAATTGCTGGTATGGCTCAATAGGTAGGGCAACTGATTTGTAATCAGTAGGTTGTTGGTTCAATTCCAACTACTAGCTTCGAACCAACATAGTTTTAAAACAGGTTACGGGAAATCAATGACTATGAGATCAAGATTCCTGGCTTAGTGTATGAGTCTATAGGGTTTGTGGGAAATCCAATAATACACAATCCCACAAGTTAAAAAAAAACCAGGTTTTGTCCTTCCAAAAAAAGGACACTGTAAAATCAGATTTTGTTCTTCCAAAAAAAGAACATTGTCTGGACCAATATAATTTTTAAAAGGGAAATCCGATAATACACAATCCCACAAGTTGACTCAATTACCATGTGTAGAAGGAGACTCTAATTACGTCAATTGAAGACGTTTTTTGCAAAAATAAAATATATTCATATTAAATACTGGTGTGGTAGCCAATATTTAAATTATCAATATTCAATACATGTTATATCCTAAAAAAAAATATATGTATTGAGTACATAAAAGGTATAATTGAGAGTTTTTCTCTCAATAGATTAATAATTGTTTAATGTTCCATGTTTCATGTCCCCGATTACGGTTGATATTAATCAGATTCGGGGACTTTATCAAAAGGGTGGTGAAATTATGACACAAAACAGACTAAAAAGTAAGGTTTTATGGATTGGACTAACTAGTGCATTATTATTACTTCTTGGTGAATGGGGACTATATGAAATGATAGGAATAAAACAAGAAGTTATACAACACACAATAGACTTTATTCTTTTATGTTTAACTGGGTTTGGCGTAATTAATAGCCCAGATAACAAAGGGACTTTATAGAAAGGTATGGTTTTGTTTATTATGAATAATGAAAGTGAAAGGAGGTGAAATTGTAAATGGATACAAACAAATATAACTTAGACCAGATGACAGTTGATGCAAATTCAATGTCAAGAGAGGCTTTTAAAGCAAAATATATGGGAAAATTTGATAACTGTTTTAAAGCTGGTGAAGATTATTCTAACTTAATGAAAGTAGCAAGCAAATTAGGAATAAAAGACCAACAGTCAATAGCGAATAAACCAAGCGAAGAAGATATAGCAAACTGGAACTCAGCTATTAATGAATTTTATAATAAGTAAGTTAAGATAATGTACTGTTTATAGAGAGCCGTTGATACTGGCTCTCTTTTTGGAATATTAATATAAACTATAATAATATGGTTTAATTTATCCTATATGTATTATATAATAAATTGTAAATTTTAAATACTTCAAAGTTTTTTTTAATTTAAATAAGTTGCATAAATACTGGAAAGTCGAACCAGTATTTTTTATTGACATGATGTAATACATGTGTTATGATGTAGATAATTAGTTTGTACTAATTATATTATAGCATATAAAATATTTTTCTAAAAACCCTGAGTTTTCAGGGTTTTAAATTATAGAAAGGAGATTTACTAACAATGTCTAAAGCTTATAAATTGAATCAAGTTATTGCAATTGAAAAAGAAGTAAAAGCAAGGAATCAGCAGACTATTACTAATATTTATAAAACTTTTCAAAAACCAGATTTATTTAATGGATTCACAAAGAAATATAGACCATTAGATGATGAAGGTGAAAAGTTTGCAGATGAAAATAAAAAAGTAGTCGCTAATGTTGAATCTTTATTTAATTTAATTATAGAGTCAATGACTGAATCTTTTGATTATATATTGACTAAAGATTATGGTAATACGACAGCATTTTCAGATATAGTTGTTGATGATGTTACTATTGTTGAACATGTACCAGCTACATTCATCATATTTTTAGAAAAACAGTTAATAGATATAAGAACAATAATTAATTCTATTCCTACATTGGACATTAATGAGGATTGGAAACCTGATGTAAATAGTAATCTATATAAGACTGAACCTATTGAAACACATAGAACTAAAAAAGTACCTAAAGTTTTAATTAGGTATGAAGCAACAGATAAGCATCCAGCACAGACAGAAGTATATAATGAAGATGTTATTATAGGTTACTGGAATACTGAAAAATTATCAGGTGCTATACCGATTCCAGATAAAGAAAAATTGTTAAAAAAAGTTGAAAAACTTATAAAAGCTGTCAAGATGGCACGTGAAACAGCTAATAGTATTGAAGTAGAAAAAAAACATATAAATTCAATATTTAAATATTTGTTTGAATAAACTTTAATATGGGATGGTAGCTCAATCGGTAGAGCTTAGGATTAAAAAATCCTAGAGTTAATGGTTCAATTCCATTCGATCCCATTTGAGATAAGCTAAGACTCAAGTTAAATAAAGCTATTTTTGGAGGTTCGAATCCTTTCCACGACTTTAATTCTACTATTTGAAATGTCGTGGTGATGCAATGGTAGACATTAGCTATTAAAATTTAAATTTAAGTTATTCTCAAAAAGTTTAATATAGTATATTTGTTTAAATCGAGGTGTATTGGTAATATTGGTTTCACATTGGTTCAAATCCAATTTCTTGCTTGGCAAGTAAATAATTGTGGCAAGTATAGTGTATATATTTAATATGTTCTTTTCACTAGGGGATTAATAATCCCCTATATATGCAAGAATAGCATAGTGGTTATGCAAAAACCTTTTTAAAATTAAACCAATACATTAAACGCCGTTAAACATTGAAGATATATACATTTTAAAATGATTTGGTAAAAATCAGATAACAAGGCATCATGGATAGGATGCCTTGTTTTAATATCAAAAAAGCCAAAAAGTATGATAAAACTCTCAAATCGGTAGTTTGAGGGTTTTGTAACAAGAATAACATTGTTATAATTAAGATTTTTCTATATAATAAAATTGTTAGTAAATCTCTTTGTTACAGACTGTTTTTATAGACCTGTTCGCTAAACAGGTCTATTGTTATGTAAAATTTGACATATTATGTTTATTTTTTTTCCATTATATTGTATATTACTTGACATAATGTAAAAAGTGTTATAATATTATAAATAAAAATAAAAAAATAGGAGGTGTAATAGTGATTTATAGAAAATATAATTTTAATACGCATTATATTAACAAATTAATAAAGACTAATGAATTTACAAATAGGAAAAAAATATGTGAAAGATTAGAAATAAGCGAAAACGCGTTAAATCTTAAAATAAGCCGTCGTACTCTAATTTATATAAATGAAGCAATTTTATTATCAGATGAATTACATATTAATGTAATTGATGTATTTTGTCCAACAGAACAAATGATGTTTGAAGTGTATTATAATGATTATAATATAGAAAAATATTATAATAAAAATTCTTATAATGATTTCAATTTAAATCAAAAGTATTTAAAGCGTTTATTGAATGAAAAAGGAATACATATCAATGAATTATGTAATTTATGGGGTTTAAAAATTGTATCTATTTACGATAAATTAAGGGGTGACACAAAGATAACAGTAAAAGAAGGTATTTTATTAAGTAGTTATATGGAATTACCTATTGAACGGATATTTTGTCCAACAGATAATGAATTAATTCAGGTGATATCGAAAGAATTTAATAAATCTTTAAAAAAAAGTAATGAATCAGATAAATTAATAATTAATAAATCTTTAATTGAAGGTTTTAACATGAATAACATAAATGTAGACAAACAATATATATCGAACTTATTGTATATGGAAAACAAAAAACCGAAAGATTTATCACAAATATTAAATTTATCTTTATCACATGTATATAATAAATTAAATAAGAAAATAGATTTTGAATTTGATGAAGTTTGGAAAATATCAGCATTTCTAAATTTGCCAATGAAAACAGTATTCAATCCGACATCTAAGGATATTGCGGACCAGATAATAAAAGTAACGAATGCAAAAAAAGAAAGACAGCAAAAAATGGCTAAAGATGCTGCTGATAGAAGAAATAAAATAAAACAAAAAAAATTAAAATAATTAACTTTGGACCTTGATTGCAAATATTTATACATAAAAGAACCCATTGAAAATTGATGGGTTCTTTTATTACATTAGAAAGGAGATTCGTTACAATGTTAAATAATTTATCAAGATTAGGAGACTTTAGAAAAATATATCAAAAAATATCCGAACCAGTGGTATATGTTTGAAAAATACTGGAAAGAGGAGTAGAATAAGTGAGCATGAAGATTTGTGTTATTATTCCTGCCTATAATGAAGGAAATAGTCTAGAGATGATTTTGCAGCAATCAAAAGAGAGGGGCGTTAAAACTCTCGTTATTGACGATGGATCGCGTGATAATACTTTTGAGATTGCCAGTAAAAACGCTGATTTTGTCATCCGCAATCACCGGAATTTAGGCAAGGGGCATGCGTTAAAT